AAGGTAAATATCCTTCTTCATCAACTTCTTGAGCATCTTATCAGGAATCTTAGTCTTTTCAAGATACATCTTCTTGAGCATCCTCATAAACTTATCCGTCGACTTCAATTCATGTTTAAGTTCTTGAAAATTACCCCACATCTCAGTAGAAATCTGGTGAATGAGAACGTACGCATTCCTTCCCATACGTCTTTCACTACCACCAAGGAGCATGAATGTAGCTGCACTACAACAGGAACCTTGGGCGATGGTATGAATCTTAACACGTGAAGTTTCAAGAACATTCATCATGTTCATACCGGCAAAGATGTCTCCACCTTCGGACATGATATGAACCCTAATTAGGGGTTCGTAGCCAAAGAGTTCAGCTTTTTTCTTAAGAAGTTCAATCTCCAACTTCTTAAATTTCTCAACGAAGTCAAGAGCGTTTTCGCGATCGACATCGGCATAGAAGAGAATTTCATTCCCAATAACTTTGACACATTCTTCAACTTCATGTTCTTCTTCCTTCGTACTCATTCTTCAAGGCTTTCTTGATTTTAGTTACTTCTCTTGATTTTAAGCCACTTCCAACAGCCAAGTGGTTGATGACGTCGAAGTCTTGAGGTGTGATTCCATACTCCACCAATTTACTTAGGTCTCCTTTTTCTGCATACTTCTTCAAAAGACACAATTCTTCTACACCCAATCCCATTCTCGATTTTTTCTTAATTTCTTGAAATTTTCCCTTTCTCATCTTGTAGTTCCCAAGTTTAGTCCAACAACTCCCAGGTCTAATTTTATCCTTTTCGAGTGGTTCACCTAGACATGACTTTGGTATAGTGAGGGCGTGCAGAACAAAGTAAGGCATGAGACTCCAATTCCCAGATGTGTAGATGTGGTTATCAAATAAGTCTGCATCTGAAAATGATTTTGTGATTGTTAAAATATCTACACCCTTCGAATTCAAGTAATTTTCTTGGAAGATGTCCCATATGTGTCCATGCTCAGAAATACTGTCATGAATTTTTATAGGTGTCGGGTCAGATAATACTTCATTGATGAATTCTTTAGGGGTTTTGAAATCATCCATCTCATCATGACCATCAAGATATGTGAAAAAATTCCGAATATTTCCTTTGCATCTATAAGCAGCATTTTCAGCCTTTGGACTTTTATCATCTACGAGTGTGAGAAGTGTTTCTGGTTTATGTTTTGGAATGAACACTGTTTCAAAATTTGGATACATACACATGTTCACAGAAGTCACGATAAGTGAGCCACGACTCAATCTATTTCCATCCGACACTTGTTCTATGAGTGGTTTGAACACTGGATCATAGTCTTCTATAAACAGGTGTTTTGTGGATGTTTTGATGAACGCTAAAAATGGCGACTTACTTTTTAAATGGTCGGTTCGTAATTCGACATTATTCAAACCTTCCAACACCTCTTTGAGAATATACGACTTGCCTACACCATATCCACCACAAATGAATACATTCTTTCTTTCACGCAAGTACCTACGAATGAGTTCAATTTGTTTGGTGTGAATCGTAGCCACGGTATTTTTGACTTCTTTTTTTTGTGGGATAGTTTTAATGAAGGAGTCCATTGATGATCTTACTAATCAGGCCATAGATTTAGTGCTGGAGAATGACGCACTACATAAACGTGTCGTAGAACCTTTAAAAAGAAAAATTTTACCATACGTTGCATGTGGAGTTCTTACCAATGTGATTATGTTCATTCTTTTGGTGTACCTTGCTCGACGTCTATCTCTTCTTCCTCTTCCTCTTCCTCTTCCTCTTCATCAAGACTGATTTCATCGTCATCATCATTTGGTGATGGTGGTTGTTTGGAAAAGAATTTTCCCGCCCTTTCTAGGGGTGTACCCTTAGTTATAGCTTCTACAGTTTCGATTGTTTTGGGAAGCTTTAGAATTGGTATTGAACGCACAGTAAGAATCTCGGGTTTTGTAAATACATTCTCGAGTGGATATTCTTTATCGAATTCAATCATAATTTTAGACGGAATTGGTGGAGACTGTTCAATCAGTCTGTCATATTCAGCTTTACAATCTTCTACAAATTTCAAACCATCCTTCTTTCTTTCATCTCGTGGTATAGCTAACATCAAACGAATATTTCTTGACAAGAGTCCATGGGATAACGCAGCAGTTCTATGATTTTCCATGAGTTCATTAATCTTCAAAAATTGCATGACTGTCGCGATGAGACCAGCCACAAGATTTAAACCACCTATGATAGATGGGGCAGCGGGTTGAATACTCACGGGTAAAGTAGATTGTGCAAAGTTCGCAGTACCAGTTATTGTAGAAAGAACAATTACAGGTAAAGTGAATTTCATACTCAAATCCTTATACATCATGAACGACCTATGATGCATAAATCGATAACACGCACAGGCCTCACCCCATTGGCGTAGTATATTTTCATGCTGGTCATTCCATACAATTTTTTCTCTGACCATGTTATAATAGATGAATATAATTTTCCTGCTTCATACTATTTTTCTGTTAATGATTTTGATTATACCTTTTACCAACAATCGCAGAAATCTTGAGTTTTACTCCATGGTTATACCCTTCATCTTCTATCATTGGTCTGTTAATGATGACACATGTGCATTAACTCAAGCGGAGTCTTATATGACTGGTAAGTCTAAGGATGAAACTTTTATGGGTCGCCTGGTTGGTCCTATTTACAAAATGGAAGAGAATGATATAAATAAGATGACAAAGACGGTGTTTTTTGCGCTATGGGCATTTACACAGTACAGGTTAGGTGTGTTTGATACATTTTTCGAAGAACTACGCCACAGCTACAAGAACACGGTGAAGTGAATTCCTTACTTCTTCTTTGAGAGTTCTTGAACCATTTTCATGAATTCTCTGTTTCGACGAATCTTTGGGTCTGCCGCAATGAGACGAAGAAGAGTGGAAGTGGGTATTTTGGGTGTATTCCCTGTGGGTTTAGTGGTCTTCTTCAGTTTCTTCTTAGCATTCTGAAGTTGCTTCGCTGTTGGCATTTATTATAGGCCACCAAAATATTTGAACTTGTCAAAGAAATGAACACAAGACTTGAAATTGTCATACACAATCATACATAACGCATCCGCTATGTCGTGTTTTCTCTCATAGGGAATGTCTCCATCTATATATTTCTCGGCGATGGATACAGTTCTCTCCTTTCTTTGGTCATAGTCTAAATGTCTCATACCAAAGTGTACATGCATGCTCACAGGTGATACCAATTTAACCTTATCTCTGAACATGTAATGCAAAAGAATCTCGATATTTTGAAAACCACCGGGTGGCTGTCGTTCTATAAGTATTTTGTCAGCTGAATCGAAAATACTTTGGTGATCTTCCACAAATAAAGGAATCGTGTCTACAAAATCATTCGACTTTATATATTTATAGTCTTCCAAACTTACTTTCTTCAGGAACTCCACTGTAATTTTCGGTCCCGATAAAGACTCAGCTAGAACGAGACCCATATTATGAAACCCAATGTCTATAGCCAGGACCTTCATACCTTTAAGTGAAAGAAACTCCTTAAGTATAATTTACCCTAAATGGAAGTTCATTTAAAGTATCTATAAATTTGAATGCAAGTGAAATCCGAGTTAAGCCAACTACTAAAGGTGCATAAGCTTGATGTGGTATATATCCCTTGAATAGAACAGCTCTTTTTGTAAACGGTTCAATCCTGGTAATTTCTTTAGTTTTCAATTCTAAGTCTCCACCAGCCTTGTCATAGTTTTTGGGTGTAATATCACCAACAAAGATTAAAAGTGTATAGACATTTGGTTTATCATCATCTATATGTAATGTCACGTCTTGACCAAGTACTTGACGATTTAAATAAACTCGTTCTAATTTAAAATTTGTATTCGTGTATTTGTCTATTCTATTTTTTATTTTCAAAATGAAATTTTTTGCATAAGGGATAATATTTTCCATATCAAACGCCCATTCCCTATTATGTCTCAAATCAATTAGAACTTTTTTATACGCATTATCTTCCGGAATGAAATACCACTGTCGGTTTATGGCTTGTTGGTTTTCACCATAGTGTTTACCATCTAAATTTAATGATTCATCACCAGTAAATTGCCGAATCTCTTCCAACTCTTCATCACTGATAAAATTTTCGATAATGGTTATATCCTTCATATATCAGTGTAAAACAATTTCCTTAACTATAAGTATATGAAGAACAAGCAAAAAACTCAGTTATTGCTATTGACGGTTGTTGTACTTGTCGCGGCTGTAGGCTACATGTTCTACAACCCCCAGGTTGTTGAGGTCCCAGTGGAGGTAGCTGTACCAGTTCCAGTGCGCCCAGTACCTACACGTCGTGGACACACACATGAGCCAGAATTTAGGGGTCCCCCTATCAAGCAGTACAAACCTGGACACATGCAACAGATGGGTATCCTCATCGATGGGGAAGGTGAGACCCTACCCCTCTACGGTAAGGAGGTCCGTGGTCGCCGCGATCGCTACAACTACTACACTACCACCGGGGGTGAAAACTTGTACCCAGTATCGGTATCCCACAATGCCCGCGACTGCATGGAAGACATTGGGTGCCAAGAGCTATATGGAAATGAAACTGTCACCGTTCTAGGTAAGACTGGTTCATTCACAG